CAATGAATAGTTGGTTATTCCGTTATCATTCAAAATTTCTAAATTATAAGTACTAAAATTTTCTACAATAATATTGTTTAAATCTGAAATAGAAGATGCGTCTATGAGCAGCAAAGAACCTTCTTGATCAGAACTTTCTACAAATATTACTGATTCTGTTGAAGATATTTCTCCAGATGAAAAGCTAGATTCTACATCAAGTAAAAATTTCGGGTTTCTTTGCACTTCTACAATAAAATCATTCATGAACAATTAACCCCTGTTGATAATTTACTATTTCTTTTAATAAGATTTACAGCTCCATATAATAATCTAGCAACTTCTTTACCACCACCAGGATAAAGATCAGTATTTGACCTAATTTCTAAATCATATTTAGCTACGGTAAAATCTAAACTATTTGTAATAGAAGCAGGCAACATTAGTATTATTTGACCTGTTGGCCCATTAATTGTAAAGCTATATAACGAAGGATCGGTGTTTTCAGTAGTAAATACTTGTGTATTACCCGCATTAGTGGTCCAGGTTAATCTTGCGCAATAATTTGTAATATCTATAGGGTTTTTATCTTTGTCTTTATATGTAATGGCCAGTCTAAAAGATGTTCCTTGTTCTATAGAAAAGTCATATTTGCTAGCTGCCATAAAAGAACTCTTTCATTTATGTGTGTTGTATATACTATTCATACACCTAAAAAAAAAGGCCAGCCACCGAGATGGCCAGCCTTTTTTGATACCGTAAACACGAGTTATTATAGAGAACCGATAAGAACTCTACGATTATCGAGAACAGCGAAGCCCTGCTCTGCCCAACCATAGAAACCAGCTCTCTTCTGACGATGTAGAGTATCGTCTTCGAAGATCTGAACTTCTTCGCGAACTGGCATAATGAAAGAATCGCGCTTACGTAGATCTAGACCAACAACGATTTCAACGTCGTCATCAGTCGTACCAACAGTACCATTATCAGGAAGGGTACCGTTAAGAGTATTTGAATAGAACAATTGATACTCTTGACCAACGCCAAGTTCGTCTAAATCATGGAGATTAACACCAAAGACTCTGTTGATAGCACCATCGGCAGCTGTATAGATCTCACGACGAGTAATCTCATCGACTTGATCTAGACCCCAATTACGAATGTCTTCCATAGCTTCTGGAGAGACATAAAGATCTGTTAACAAGCCACGGTTGTTAGAAGCTGAGTTACCGCCGCCATTTCTGCGCATAACGGTCTTCATCAAGCTAACAAGACGCTTTGTAAACTGACCAACAGCAGCATCGCTGTCATAAACTACGATATTACGATCAACGCCAGCAGCAAGAATGGTGTGCCAGCCGTCATCGTTCATCTTCTTAACAAATTGACCTTCTAATACTTCCATAGCACGACCAACAACATCCCAACGAGCATCGCGGGCATACTTTAGTAGCCAATCGATACTTGCACCGATGTCATAGGTTGGTACCATGACGTAATCACCCTCAACATGACGCTCTGGAATATAGCCATGATTTGGGATAGTATAGGCCACAAAATCTTTCTCTGTACCAGGAGACAAAAAGTCAAGTGGAAATTCTGGAGTAGCACTCTGAGCTAAACGAATTGGCTCAAAAATACCATCTAGAATATTACCACTTAATAGAGCTTGTCTCAATGGTAGCTCTAGTGCTTTAGCAAACTCATGTGTGGCTGCTAAGGCTGTTTCTCTATTCATGGAGCCTGAACGAACTAAAAGATCTGTTAGTTCTGGGCTTGGTTGAAAATTTTTATTGGTAACTGACATTTTTTAATCTCCCTCTTTTTCGTTGAAATGTGATTATAGATTGACGGATACTTTGGCGAAACCGTTGGCATCAACAGCACTTAAGAACTGACCAATTTTAACAGCACCCGATGCTTGTGTTGTACTGACATAACCACTGTTGGCTACGTAAGCATCAGCACCAGCCGATGGAGTGCCACTAACAAGGTTGGTTGTAACCTGACCTTGACGCAAAAGAGTTACTTTGCCACCAACTTGTACTTCATCTTTGTGCCAATTGATGTGCTGTCTAGTTAGATCTAAATCAACAACATCGTTGAGCAAAATGCCGATTGGTTTAGCGCCAGAAGCATTTGCCTGATAGGCAACGACAGCGTTGGCGTCATCCATAGATGCTCCTACGCCACTACTGGTCACAACTGCTGAAGCCACACCACCACGAACTGCGGTTGTGTTCATGAAAAAAGAAACATCTGTAAGAAGTTCTACTCTATCTGGTTTTAAAGCCATTTTAATTCTCCCTGTTTAAAGTTTTAATTACTTGGTAATTGTGCCTAATCTGCTATAAACAAAATCTACTAAAGCTGCGCGTGTTGAAGACACGCTGGACTCAATATCTTCTTGACCAACGCTAAGATCAGTAGTCTCTTGAGGTTCAGCGGTTTCTAAAACAGAAACATCTGGTACTTCTTCTGACACACTTTTCTTGTCTTCAATAATCTCTTCCGCTACAGCTTCATTCTGTTTGACAGCGACGCCAGCTAGAAGACTTGTGATACTTTCAAAAGTAGCATCATCTAGATTTTCAAACTTATCTACTGTTGAAACAGCAACTTCGTTTTGGATGCCTTTGTCTAAAAGTTCAGCTACTCTTTTCATTTTCTTTTCTTTCTTCATCATTTCTTCTTCTTTGCTCTTATAAGCAGCAATAGTTTCAGTAGCAGCGTCTAAATCTGCCTTCATCTTTTTCATCTCTTCCTCTTTCTTCATCATTTCTGCTTCCTTCTTTTTCATATCTTCGTCTTTTTTAGCAATAGCATCATTAATTTCTTGAATTGTATTGTTGAGTTCAGCCTTAACCTGCTCAAGCTCAGCTTCTTTAGCTTTGATAGCATTCTCTAGTTCAACTGTCTTATTCTGTAGTTCAGAAGCTGTCTCGTGAGCTTGTTTGATTTGCTCTGAGCAATCGTTGGCTTCGGTATTATCGACTACTGGTTCTGTAATATCTGAATTCATTGTACTATTCTCCACTACGTTAAGGTTGGACTGATTGTTAAATACACCCGATAAAGAAAAATCGTCTTTTTTTTCTAAAGTATTTATATCATTTTTGTTCAATAAATTATCTTTAGTAAAAATTATACTATCCGGATTGGCTGGTTTAGCAACAAACCCCTTACCCGAAAAAGTAATATTTCTTAATACTCTTCCCAGTTTATAGTTTTCGTGCTCACCCATACCACCGTATGCTCTTAAGTGTTTTGTTAAGAATGCAGTATTATTATTTCTAGCTAAAACTTTAAATTCTCCGGTATCTTTATTAAGAAGGCCGTAGTCAAAGCCTTTGAAAAAACATTCCATACTGACATACTTTTCACCAGACTCTACTTCTGCAATTAGTTTTTCAGCTCGCTCTCTAAGCTCAGGTTTGCTAAATCCTCTATAAATAACAGAAGCAGTTAAAATATGATATTTATCTGGTAGATTGGCCACAGGGGTATTTTCATCTATTAGTATACCTTCTTCTGTAATAGGCCAATTAGCCGTAATATGACCGATAATAGTAGATTCATCATGTTCTAAATTAGTAGGCTTATCTTCTGGAGTATTGCGAGCATTCCATACTTCTGCTTTATCAAAAATATCGTCGTTTTTGTTCCAAGAAGATGATACTAATATAGATTGAACATAATATAGATCTGAATCATCTATAGAAGCTATTGTTTTAAGTTCTGCTAGCTTCTTGTCTTCCGATAAAGAAGCAGGTGTGGCCAAAGAAGCATAGCTTATAGAGGCTGAAGCTTTAATAGTTTCTTCTAGGCCGTCTAGTTTTTCTTGATCATAAATTTTCATTTAACACCTTTATGATGCAGTATGTATGTGGGAGTAAAATGATGACTTTGCGTATTTTTGTTCTTCTACAGTTAATGTTTTATTAAGTTGCGAAGACAGTTCTTTTAACCAACTATTATACCCCATAAATCTATATTTATGATCTTCTTCTTCTAAAGACGATAATAATTTTGTTATATTCTCTTCAGAAATTTGACCAAAAGGAGTGGTGCAGAAAAGGATTTTTGTTTTGATATTCTCTAGTTCTTTGCTCTCTTCGCTAGACAATGACCTTAAATTTTTCTTGTTGTAAAACTCTAGTAGGATAGGATTAAGAATTTGACTGATCTTTTCTTGAGCCTCATTAGCCCATATTAATAGTCCGGCTCCTGTTTGTGGGCGGAAGGTTTTTTGTTTTCGTTTTTCGGTATCTGTGGAATTCTTGGGGCGACCTTGACCCGATACTCCTGGCAAAGATTCTGGCGAATCTTTTGCCAACTGCGTTGGTATTTTGCTAGTCTGCGCTTGTTGTCTCATTTCCAATGCAGATTTTTCGCCCGATTTTTTCTTTTCCAATTCCAATCCCACTTGACTTGGGGTAGCCACGCCAGACTGTAGAGCGATTTTCTTGAGAGAGTTTTCTGGTTGCGGATCATGCCATGGTCCAGCTTTTTTAACCATACGATTATTGTTTTTGTCTCTGTTTTCTCTGTTGAGTCTTGATTTTTCCATATCTGGATCAAATCCAAATCTATTCTGTAACATTTCGTCCGAAATAAGATTTCTGTCCGCTAGTTGAATTAGTAATGCCTTTTCGGCATCTTCGTTACTTAAATCCATTCTATCAAATTCTATTTTGGCTGGATATCTAAAACCCATAGCCTTTTGAACCATAGCCATTTCTTTTTCCCAAAAATCTACAATAACATCTCTTCCATATTGTAGTCTTTGAGTTAGTGTTTTAAGACTAATAAAGTTATTCGTTGTTCCTGCTGCTCCAAAAGTACCGGTTAGAGTAGGAGGAATACCCAAACCAGCATAAACAGCATTTAAATGTGGAACATATTTACCTTCACCTAAAAATTGATGAACATTGGTCTTGGATTCTATTAATTCGATATCCGGACCCCAAACCAAGTCCATTGTACCTCCACCAACATTATTGCCTAAAATTTGTGCTAGTTTAGCTGTAGCGGCTTTTGTTGGA